TTGGTTAGAAAGTTTGCGAACGATCTCGCCACCCTTCATAACATAGATGAGTGCTTTCGTGTTGAAGAGGGTCTCGTCAATATCCCAAATGGTCAGACCAGCACCCTCTTCACGTTCGAACAAATAATCTTTAAAACCAATCATACAATCAGTATACCTGTCTTTTTAGAAAAAGTCAAGCCTATTTATTGTTCTGCGGTTTTCTTTTTTGTCTTTTTAGCAGGTTTCTGTGGTTCTTCTTCCTTGTTCTGCACCCCGACACGATGCTCAAGACGCTTCGCAACCTCCTCAGCATCCAACCAGATGTCCTTGTTATCAAGCATCGACTTAATTTCTTCAGTCGTCAGGAAGTCCTTGTAGAACGAGGTGAACAGTTTCTCAGACCAAGAACGGAAGTGCGTAATTTGGTCATACATTTCACCACCCTTCCCGATGGTTCCACTCGAGTAGTTATGGAACATGAACATGGTATGGTCAGAGAGTTCGTAGCGATCGCCGCTGAGGAAAACCAGAGTGGCAGCACTCATACAAATACCTTCAACGGAGCAGACGATGGTCGCATTCGATTCCTGAATCGCACGGACCAACTGCATAGCAGAGAATAGGTCGCCGCCTTCGCTGTTAATACGAATGTAAATTATATCGGTCTCACCTGCTGCTCGCAGGATTTGAAACCATTCAACGTATTCTTCTGCGGGTTTAATCTCGCCGCACAGATAGAACGTTACTGCAGTTGCTACTGGTTGTGTAAAGAATTTTGGTTTTTGAGGAGCATGTTCATACTCGTTCATAATATCTCGTGATCGCGGTGATCTTGTCAATTTGGTTATCAATGATTGGTGTCCTATTCGGCCAGTGGATGTATTCCTTTTCAGGATTTTTCATCAAATTATAAAGGAGAGGCAGAATTAGATCTTCTACCTCTTTGAGTTTCGTAGCAACATCTGCTTCAACTAGTGCTTTGAATTGTGCAAGTTGTTGTTCAGTATCCATGCCAAGCAATCTCGATTCGAGATCGTAGAGTTTCGCCATAATCTCATCTTTGAGATCGCCAGCATCTATTTTCTGAGAACTATATGGTTCTTGGACGTGAATTACAGTTTCGGTTGGATCTTCGAACGTAAATCCGAAATCATACGTTTTGTTTGACATATTTTCTGATGTACCTTTTTGCTCGTTTGTTTAGAGATTTGAGTGCCATATCGAGTTTCAACTGCGATACATGGTCAGAGAAATTCAAACCTTCCATGTGATCGAATTCATGCTGGGCAATTCGTGCCTGCAATCCAATGAAAGTTTCAACAACATGTGTCCCGTCGACTGTTTGGTAAGAGAGTGTAACTTCCTTTGGACGTCTAACACTCAACCACAATCCAGGATATGATAAGCATCCCTCCTTAGCAAGTTCCGTTTCCTTGGAGACTGAGATTACTCGAGGATTAAAAACATTCTTGCGAGTGTTATCATCAGAACCCATTACAAAAACCTTGGCATCAATTCCCACCTGATTGGCAGAGAGTCCAAGACCATGCAAACGACGACATTCATCCCATAAAGTATCTGCCAATTCTTGTGCATTCTGGGTTTCAAAATCAAATGCCGTTGGGATTTTCCTCAAGGCAGGGTCAGTAAATTTCAAGAGTTCCATTATACCACCATTTCACTATAATTGTTTTTCTTTTCAAACTTGATTAGACTGCGGAACTTATCGAACAGTTGATCGCCCTTGTGACTGATAACAAAGACATTCGTATCTTCGCCGATCGTATCAAGCAGAGACATAACGTAATCAGTTCCGTTGTTATCCAACGACGAATCAAATACTTCATCGAGGATCAGAAGGTTAGTCGCAACGCTGTTCTTCATCTTAGCGATTGTCCGCCATGTAAACAGAAGAGCCAAGTCAATTCTTTGTTTCTCGCCTTCTGAGAACGAAGCATAACTGAAGTCATCGCGATGACGGGACTTAATTGTTTCATCGAACTTTTCGTCAAGATTAAACTGCACGAAAAAGTCCATTGCCTGAAGATATTTATTTACCAGTTTATTGATAACTGGAAGATACTGCCGAATAATCTTAGTCTTAATACCAGTGTCCTTGAGGAGTGTCGAGACAACTTCCATGTAATGCCTTTCTTCATTCAACTTTGCCTTCTCGGTATTCTGAGAGACAACTTCCTTGGCGAGTTGCTTCAACTTATCCTTCTCAACATCAATGTCAGCAGTCTTAGTTTGAATATCATTCAGTTCCAGATTTAGTGCTTGCACCAGTCGTTGCACGATAATAATCTCGTTATTATTGTCGAGAATTTCTTTGTTCAATTCTTGGATCTTTTCGACCAGAGCATTATCTTGTGCGATAAGTTCTTCAAGTTTTGTAAATTCATCCTGAAGTTTCTGCATACCCGTAGAAAGTTCTTCGATTTTCTCCTGACGAGATGATACGATTGTTTCTTTATGGTCGTGGGCGATACCCTGACGACATGTCGGACATTCATCCGTGTCCTCGTAGAACGAAACTTCCTTTTGGAGATCGCGAAGTTGAGTAGAAAACTTGGTTTTGAATTGTTCTAATTTCTTTTGCTTGCTGGAAAGATCGCCGAGCAATGCACGAGCTTCTTCTTGTGTAATTTTCTCGCCTTCGAGCGTAGCAACAAGACTTTGGAAACTTGCAATTGACAATTCACCCTCATCAATTCGCATACAAATTTCGTCGACTCGTTTTTCTTTGTTCGCTTCTAGAGTATCAACATATTCTTTTTGAATCGTTGCCTTCTGCTTCAAGACTTCCAGTTTGTTTTCTGCTTCAGCGACCTCATCCTTCAGAGCAGTCATCTTGTCTCTGAGAACTGTATTCATTGTAGTAAAGATCTGAATGTCTAGAATGTCTTCAATAATCTCGCGACGAGTAGACGGAGGCAACTGCATAAACGGAGTAAACGATGCCGACCCCAGAATAACAATCTGAGTAAACGACTTGTAATTTAGTTTGAGAACTGATTCCTCGAGATACTTTTGGTAGTCTCGAGCAGCAGCATCCTGATTGATTACATCGCCGCTTGCATGAATTTCAAAGATGTTCGGTTTAATACCACGAACAATTTTATAATCTTTACCACCTGCCGAAAACTCTACTTCGACGAGTAGATTTTTCTTGTTGATTGAATTAAGCAACTGTGGTTTATTAATGTTTCGAAAAGGTTTTCCGAACAAACCAAAGCACAATGCATCGAGCATTGTTGACTTGCCACCACCATTCTCACCAACAATCAGAGTGCTAGGCGAACGATTTAAGTAAATTTCAGTGAACGTATTACCAGTTGATAGAAGATTCTTCCATCGTATTGTTTTAAAATAAATCATACAGAAACGTGCTGTGCCTCAATATACAAAGTTCTCAGTAGGTTTTTAATCTTGTCTTTATCAAGATCGGTCGAAACAGTGTCAACGAAATCCGAAAGAACAGTCATCGTGTCCTCGATATCCATTGCTTCATCTTCCATCGCTTCAGTCTCAAACTCTGAGAAGTCTTCGATAATCTTTAGTTCGATTAGATTGCAGTCATACAACTTGTCAACAAAACGGTCAAACTTATAGAAGTCTGTTTTCTTTACGACAACTAACCGAACACAACTCCCCACAAGTGTGCTAAGATCAAGCAAACTAGGGTCGTTAGTAGTGTCATCATAGTAAATCTTATGAAAGATGCGAAATGGGTTTTCATGAAACTCTACCTCATTCGTTTCCGTATCATAGAGGTGATACCCTCGTGGATCATTAAAGTCAGACCAAGTAAACTCATAGGTATTACCAAGATAAAGAATGTTGCCACTACGACTGCGATGGTGAAAATGACCAGAACAGACAAGAGGAAATCTATCAAACTCCGCAGTATCCATTCCGTGGTCATTTTTATGCCCACGATACATTTCGAAACCTGAAAACTCAAAGTGTCCAAATACTGCTTGTGCATTGCTGTTCCTTACGACTTCCATAGTCTCATTATAGTTACCCGAACAAATCCATGGCACGAGCAATAGATTCTTACCGTCCAAAATAATCTCCTGTGCGTCAGAATATGTGATAACGTTTTCATATTCTCGCAGCAGAAGATCCAGCGAATTGACTTCGTTGGTGTTCTTAAAGAAAGTGTCGTGATTACCTGCGATCATATGCACGTCGATACCAAGTTCGCTTGTGCGATCGAAAAAGTATTCACGACACTTCTTCAGCGTATTAAAATTTATAAACTTTCTGCGATCAAAAACGTCGCCGAGATGGATGATTGTTTTAATCCCCTCGCGCTCTAGATGCGGAAAGAAAACTTCGGTATAAAATTTAGCGAAGAAAGCATCAAACGGAACAGAGTCCGACCTTGCGCCGAAATGCGTATCCGTGATTAGTGCAACCTTCATACTTTAACCTTCTTGTTTTTCTT